TCCCTGAGGAGCTGCGGCGGGCCGCGGTGATGGCATCGGCGAACTGACCGGAGGCCGTCCGTGACCGCGATGGCGTTCGAGTGTGCCGCTGCAGAGTGGGACGCGCCACCGGATGACGTGTTCGCCACGCTGGGATACGAACCGAACTGCAAAGTGCGGCACGCAGCCCGGGAGCGCGGCGCACTGGCACTCCCCGATCCGTGCGGCCAGTGCCCGCAGGAACTGTTTCATGCGGCTACGGAGTTCGATGTCCTGTTCGGCGGAAGCTCTGGCGGCGGCAAGACCAAGGCCCTCACTGCTGAGGTGCTGCGGGCCTGCGTCCGCTACCCCGGTATCCGGGTCGGCGCGTTCCGCCGCACCTACCAGGAAATGAAAGAGTCTCTGCTCGCCGAACTGGCCGAGATGTCGTTCGGCGCGGCGCTGGGCGCGAAGTGGAACGGCACCGAGTACGAGCTGCGGTTCCCGTCGGGGTCGCTGATCATGTTCCGGTACGCGGAGACCCTGAAGGACGCGACCAGGCGGCAGGGCGGCCAGTACCAGCTGCTGGTCTTCGATGAGCGGACGCTGACGCCACCCGATGTGATCGCATTCCTTGAATCCCGGCTCCGGTCCGGGCGCCCCGAGATCCCCGTCCTCGGCATCAGGTCCAGCGCCAACCCGGGCGGCGCCGGCCACGGGGCGGTCAAGAAGCGGTACATCACGCCCACCAACTACGGTGAGCGGATCATCCGGGATGAACGCGGCCGGACCGTGCGGTTCATCCCGTCGAAGCTATCCGACAACCCGCACGTCAACGCCGAGTATGCCGCTGACCTGCTGGCGCTGCCGCCGAAGCTCCGCGCCGCGTTCCTTGACGGCAACTGGAACGTGTTCGCCGGGCAGATGTACCCGGAACTGTCCCGCGAACGGCACGTGGTCGAGCCGTTCACGCTGCCCGCCTCGTGGCGGCGGTACAACGGGGTTGACTGGGGGTTCGCCAAGCAGTGGGGCGTGCTGTGGGCTGCGGTCGATGAGGATGGCCGGGCGTGGTTCTACCGGGAGATTTACCAGGCCGGTGTCGGTGAGGCCGACCAGGCGAAGCGCATCCTCGCCGCCGAAGCCGAAGACGAGCATGTAGCGGTCCGGTACGCCGATGATGCGATGTTCGCCACCCGGGGTGATGCGAAGCCGATCAGCGACATTTACGCGGAGCACGGCTGTCACCTGACCCCTGCAGGCAAGGGCGCGCGGGTGCCGGGCTGGCAGCGGGTCCGCACGTTCCTCGCGGACGGGCCGGCCTGTCCGCATCACCGGGCGCTCGGGTGGGACATGTGCCCGATGGCGCACATGTTCTCCACCTTGGAGAACTTCTACCGGACCCTCTCCGACCTGCCGCACGCCACCAAGGGCGACCCGGAAGACGCCGACTCGGACGGCGAAGACCATTTGCCTGACTGCGCGAGGTACTTCCTGATCAATCTTGGCGGTGGCCCGTCGTGGCCTGATGTCCCCCCGCCGGAGGAATCCCCGTTCGCCGCTCTGGAGAAGCTGGAGCCCCGCGGCCCGTTCGCGTGGCGGCCCGGTGATGACGTGGTAGAGCGTGACCCGCGGCAGGGTGCCGTCCAGCGGCCCCCGTGGGCTTAACCAGACTGGCCGGGAGGTCGCATGCCCCTCGCCGGCTGGATACCGCCCGCATTCCGGCGCAGCGACGTCACGGAGAAGAAGAAGGCCGCCGCAGCCGCGCTTGCGGACGGACCCCAGCGCGCACTGCCAGCCCGATCGGGCTTCATCCCCGGAATTCCCGCCGGGGGCGTGGACGAGGTTTACCAGTCCATGGGGGCGTCGACCGGATCAGACCGGAAGACGCTCCTCGAGGAGCTGTACGACTGTTACATCGCGGTGCCGTGGGCGTGGGCATGCGTGCAGGCCATCGCCCGGACCATCACCGCCGGCGGCCTGTACACCGACTGGGACGCCGACACCGGCGAAGGCGACGAAGCCCCCGCCAAACCGCCGTCCGTGGTGGCGCTGGAGCGGTTCTGGGCGTTCTGCAACCCGACCCAGGACGCGAGGCAGATCCTCCGCAACGCGATAGCGCAGCTCATCGTGTTCGGTGATTTCCTGCTCGAGGTCGTGTGGGACGGCCCGACCCCGGTGGCGATCTTCAACCTGGACGTGCCGACGACGTACCCCAGGGCCGGGGAGCACGGTGATATCACCGGGTGGGTTCAGGTCACGGACCTGGGGCAGCGGGCGGAGTTCGAGCCCCGCGAAGTCATCCACGGTTCGCTTGACAGCGCCCGCCCCGGTGTGAACGGCGTCGCCCCGCTGCAGGCGATGCTCCAGTCCATGGGGTCGTGGCTGTACGCGGCGGCGACAGAGAAGGAGATGCTCCGCAAGGGGCTGCCGGCCAACATCCACGTCGACCTGCCCGCGGGGACGTCCGATGATGAGGTGACCCGGTTCGACAACCGGTACCGGGCCCGCAACCTGGGAACCAAGAACATCGGCGCGCCGCTGATCTCCAAGGGCGGCGGGAAAGTCACCGAATTGCAGGCCGGCAAGCTGGCTGATGTCCTCGCGGCGAAGGCCGAGGCCCGCGATGAGATGCTCGCCGCGTGCGGTGTCCCGCCCGCAGAGGCGGGGGTCATCGAGGCGGGCAACCTGGGCGGCGGCACCGGCGACGCGCAGCATCGCACCTTTGTTATCAACACGTGCGACCCCATCGGCGGGATCCTGCTGGAGAAACTCAACTTCCACATCACCGTGCAGGGCTTCGGGGTGCAGGGGTGGAAGAGCAAGTTCCGGGAGGTCGACTACCGGGACAGCATGGTCGTTGAGCAGATCCGGGACACCCGCCTGCGGAACGGGTCGTGGCTGCAGAACCGCTACCGCGCCGACATCGGCGAACCCCCGGTGGACGGCGGCGACAAGGCGGTCCTCGTCGACCGGCAGAACCTCGTTCTGTGGGAAGACCTGGAGGCCCTGTCGAAGGCCACGGTCGCATCCAAGGACCCGGCGGCGGCAGCAGCGGCGGCGATGGCCCCGCCCGGCCAGTTCGGGCAGCAGGGGCCACCCGGTCAGCAGCCCGGCGCGGAGTCGCTAGCCGGGCAGCGCGCCATGGTCCGTGAGGCGCTGCGCCGCTACCATGCCGCCTCCGCCGCGGTGTACGAGGACGCCGCGTCCGGGGTCTACTCGCAGATGGCCAGGGCGTTCCCGGCCTCGGCGATCGGCTGGGTGAAGGACTCCGCGACGTGGCAGGGCCCGCAGCAGGTGCCGCTCGACCAGATCGACATGAGCGACCGTGACCAGTGGGACGCCAGCAAGGAACCCGGCAAGGTTGCCCGCATCGCCGCCAAGATGCGGCGCGCGCCGAAGAACGGCCAGCAGCCGAAACCGGCCGTCCTGGTCCGCTGGCCCGGCTCACAGAAGGACGTCCCGGTCGACGGCCATCACCACATCCTCGCCGCCGTGCAGGACGGCCAGCATTTCGTCTGGGCCTATGTCGGCCACGTCCCGCAAGAGCGGGGCGACTGGCTGACTACGGCGAGCCGTGAACTGCGCGGGAAGAAGGCAGCGTGAGCGAGCCGCCACCCGAACAGCCGTACGAGCTCGAAGGCACGGAGCCGGCGTGGGAGCCGTCGACGCTGCCGGGCAGGCCGCTGACCGCCGCGGCAGCCTCTATATTCGTGCCGAAGATCGTCTCGTGACCCCGAAGCCTGACCCCGCGCCGCTGCTGTCCGCTCTCGCCGCCGCCCTGGCGGCCTGTGATGAGGCAGGGCTGAAAGTGCGGCTCCGCCACGGCGGGATCATCGCCACCAGGGACGGTTACGTGGTCCGCAGCGGAGACGGATGGGTGGCCAGGACAGCCGCGTGGACCGAGTTCAGCCCGGCCAGCGATGAGGAAGAGGACTGAATGCCTGAGGCCGCCGTAGAGGTCAAGATCGCCGACACGGAGATCTTCCAGGCGCTGGCCAGCCGCGTTGCCGATGCTGCGGAGTGGTTCGGCCGGCTCGGCGACGAGGAACGCGCGGCGCTTCCCCGCGCGGCACGGCAGGGCATCGAGGCGCTCACCGGAGCACATGCCGGGCCCCCCGGCACCGGCGCCCCCGGCTATTGGGGATACGTCGTCCTGGAATGGCCTGGGCCGGTCAAGACGCTCACATTTCCCCGCGCCATGGCCGCGCGGGAGGTCGCGGTCTACGACGCGGCCGACGGCACCCCGATCACCACGGTCGAGAAGATCATCGTGCGCGCATCTGCCGATGGCTGGGTGATCGCGGAGATGACCATGCTCGCCGACCCGGAAGGCGCGCCGGTCCTGAACGGGACCACGGTCTGGCCGGACGAGCACGGCAACATCCGTACCGGCGTGTTCCGTTATCTCGTCGCCGGGATGCGCGTCCGGTCGTGAGGCGTCGTGGCGGGTGGATGCTGACGGGTCCGGACCGCCGAGTCGAGATACCCCCGGCGCCGCCGGTGCCGGGCGGTACCGCCGCGTGCCATCCCTCGGGCTGGGAATGCCCCCGCTGCCATCGCGTCTACGCGCCCTGGGTGGCGTGCTGCGGGACGTGCGGCCCGGAGGACGCCGGCGGCCGGACGGAGATCACCGAGACCTGAGACGCGCAGCGGGGACTCTTGCGGTCTTGCCCCGCGTCAGGCACCGAAGCCGGACCGCGCCAGGTGCCGGGCGCGTCTCAGCCGGACACGGAGGGCTGACCGTGGCACTCCCCCCGCTGCGCTGCCTGCACTGCCCGGCAGACGGCTCCCCATGCGGCCAGTGCGGCGATGATCCCACCGGGCCGCCCGCTCCCGGCCCGGTGGCCGAACTCGCCCTCGACCTGGGCAACCTGGAGGGCGTCTGGGCTGATGTGTACGCCCGGCAGGATGCCCTCTACGCCCGGCATCAGCGCAAAACCCGCACCGCGTGGCGGAAAGCCGTCGCCGGCCTGGACCTCGCCGCCCTGATCACCGCGTTCCGCCGGCACGCCCTCATGCTCCCGGACACCCCCGCGCCCGGCACGGACCACGAGTCGCCCCAGGCCGCGAAACACCACAAGGCCGAGCTCCGCAAGCTGGCCCGGTCAATGGCCGCCGGGTTCCTGATGGGCGTCAACGACCAGCCGGATTACACGGGTCTCCTCGATGCGGTCACCGATGGGCTCACCGCGTCGGCGGGTGAGGGGACCGCCGCCGCGCTGGCCGTCTCCGCCGCCGGCGCCGGGTATGACGGGTTCGCCTGGCAGAAAGCGGCGCGCGACGGCCAGCAGGAACCGGACCGGGGCACCGTCACCGGATGGGCCGCCAGGATTATTGCCGGGGCCGTCACCGACCTCGCCGCGGCCCTCACCGCCGGGGCGGTCACCGGGAACTCTGAGGCGGCCATGCTCGCCGCGGCGTCCGCGGTGCTCCGCAAAGCCCGGTCGGTGACCGCGTTCCTCGACCAGGCCATGTCCGCCGCGGTCTCCGCCGCGATGGCCGCCGCATATGCCGCGCTCGGCGGGATCGA